CTAGGGCGATACTGTCACCATAAAATGGCTACGCAAGGACGGGAATGCCTATTTACTTGTCCCGCAACACACCGCGCCGTCGTTCCCGGTGAGGATCATGACCGAAGAAGGCGGCTTCTCAATTGTGGGCGAAGTGATCAAGTGGATCGGCTATCCGCCGCCGATCAGAAAGTGAGATGGAGATGTTGAAATCGAGGAGGGCTCGGATCGCCGCGTTCGCTGTGCTGGCAACCTTTCTCTTGGGGTGCGCGGCTGCCATCGAATCACATGATAGGCACCGCCAGCAGTTCCTAAAACAGGTGGACGACACCAGTAATGACATCGCGGAGGTGATAGATAAGCTGCGATCAGACCAGGTTGTCTTCGACCTCGCGGATGATAGGGCGGTGGTGTCGATTCAGAAGCTCCGGGATGCCGCGTATACGGATCGCCAGCGCAAAGGGGCAGACGAACTTGGCGTAGAACTGGGAACGCTCCGCGCATGCCGCGGTGCCATCGGGTTGCCCGGCGGACAGTTTTCGGAATGCCTCGACTCAACCGACAAAATAAACAAGGATGCGTTCAACAACCTCGGGGTGCATTAGCAACCGTCAAACTAGCACAGATTAGGAAGCGAGAAAAGTTATGAAGGTCCGACATTTTTTGATCTTAGCGGCCGGCCTATCTGTATTTATTCCGGCTTTGCATACTCAGACCGAAGCCGCACCACGCAAAGAGTTCCGTGTGATGGTGGCTGCGGCGGTCCAGGATATCGACGGTATGGATTTCACGAGCGGTGAGTTGGAGTGGCAACTGGAGCGGGTTGAAGCGCGCAGAAGTGCGACCGCGCTCATTCGTGCCACTCAGGACGACATCGAGCTGCGAACGGCAGGCGTCGTCTGGGATCTGCTTCAGGCGAAGATAACCTGCCGGATCGAAGCTCAGGCTGGCAGCTCGCTTGACGGGTGCTATTCTCGCACAGGGCAACTCCGCTCGTTGGCATTAGCACGGGCTCACCTAGATCCCGGCCGTCTTTATCCCCACGCCCAGTAAGTAGCCCAGCGCGCCCAAACCCCCTCGCCACGCCATCTTCCGCCACACGCTAAACGCGCGTCACAACCTCCCCCATGCCGCGTGCTCCATTGCTCATAATTGCCGTTAGACCTGTAAGGTCGAATCGCCACATCAGCCTGACGAAAGTGAGGTCATGTGGAGCGAGCCAGAGCGAGGAGTGTCCGTGGGGATGACTGCGTAGCGAGCTTTTGCCGGCCACGCGCCTTTCATCCCCCGGCCTCGGGGAGTCAAACGTGACGCAAGCCGAATCCATTTTCCTGAGCAAGGCCGCTCCGGCGGCGATGGCCACGCAAAGGCAGTTCGGCGTGCCGGCCTCCATCACGCTTGCCCAGGCGATCACGGAATCCGGCTGGGGAAGAAGCGAGCTGGCGCTGCAGGCAAATAATTTTTTCGGGATTAAAGCCACGCACCTCAACGATCCGGGAACTTATGTCGAGATGCCCACGGACGAATACGTCAAGGGCGTCAAGGTGCGGGAGCCGGCGGACTTTGAGAAATACATCTCCGCCACGGAAAGCTTCAAGGCGCATGCGCAGCTCCTCTCGCAGGCTGTGCGCTACAAGCCGGCCATGGCCGTCGCCAACGATCCCGATCACTTCGCCATCGAGCTGCAAGTTTGCGGCTACTCCACCAGCCCCCACTACGCCGTCGATCTGATGATCCTGGTGCGCGAATTCGATTTGCAGCAGTACGACGTGAAACCCGAAGCATCGCCGGCAGCCCCGGCGGGAGATGTTACCCATGCGTGAACTCATTGACCGTCTGGTGTCGCCGCCGCGGCGCACCTCAACCAAGCTGCTCGGCGCGCTCATGCTGTGCGTTGTGTTGATCGCCGGCACACTGCCGATGGCCGGCTGCTCCGGCGCGACCGTGGCGCAGGATATCGTGAACTGGACGCCGGCGCTGCAGAGCGCGGCCTCCACCGTCGCATCCATCGATCCGGTGTTGCTGCCCGAGGCCGCCGCCTTCGTGGCGCTGTCGAGCGCGGTGGACGCGGAGGCGAAGGCTTATCTCGCCAATCCGGGCGCGAGCCTGCTGGCGCAGTTGCAGACCGCGATCGTGACGGCGCAGCAACAGGCGAACGCGTCGCTGCTCACGGCGGCGAAGATCGTCGACCAGACGACGCAGAAGCATGTGCTGGCCGCGATTGGGACTTATGCGACGATCATCAACACATTGCTGAGCCTGATCGGCTCGATCAGCTCGAAGACGGCCGTGGCCGCGATGGCTTCCGCATCGACCATCAAGCTCGCGTCGGTCGAGCCGTATCTGAATCGAACGCGCGCCGTGAGCATGCTGAGCGATCACTACCGGGAATCGATGACCATCGCCAGCGCGCAGGCGGACCTGAACGAAGCGGCCCTGGCGCGCGCAGGATTTTAACGAGACCCTCCCTGGGTGGCAATCCGGCCGCGCGCGGAACAACCAAGCCGCAGCGGCCGGGGAGCCGGTAACTGATCCCTGACCCCTGACCCCTGAGAGCTGCTCTTATGAAACCGATCACATTCAAAAACGTCGCGCGCGTGAAGTTCAACGCCATCCTCGCCAAGATCGAGGCGCAGGCGGCGACGAGCGTTGTGGGCGACATGGGATCGGCGGACGGCCATGGATTCGCGGCGGCGTGGATCTACAGCGAGCCGGAGCAGACGTTGGCGGTCACCATCACCAAAGCGCCGTTCGGCATGGAAGGCCTGGCGGCGGACAAACTCGCGCAACTTGTGGAGGCGGCATGAAGAGGATGACGGTTCGCAATTGGATTTATCTTGGCCTGGGCGGGGTGCTGGGCGCGTGGCTGGCGAGCTGCGGCGGAGGCGGGACACTGTGCCATGCGCAGACGGCGCAGACACCGGCGGCTCCGTTATGGATGCAGGGCACCGCGTATTCCCCGGAGGACAACCTTGAAGCCTACGACGCGCTGGAGATCAGGATGGCGGCAAGCCGCATCGACCTGGCCGCATTCAGCCTGACCGATGCGGTGGTGGTGAACGCGCTGGTGGGCGCCGCGGCGAAAGGCATCCGGATTCGTATCTATCTCGACCGGGGAGAGGTGCAGGCGGAGTGCCGGGGTGACTCGACGTGCGCGCGGATTCCATTGCACTTACTGCTCAACTTACCCACGGTTCAGGTGAAAGTTAAGCACAGTAAGGTGCTGATGCACCTGAAGAGCTACGAGATAGACGGCCAGTTAGTCCGCGACGGCTCGGCCAACTTCAGCGAGCAGGGCGAGGGACGCCAAGACAACTCGGCTGTTTTTTCCACCGACTTCCGGGCGGTCAGGATCTTCGACGCGACGTTCAACACGATGTGGGCGCGGGCCGACAACCTGACTGTCGCCCAGGCGGTGCAGACGCCTTGAGGGTGAGAATGGTCAGTTTTGAACGCTGGCGCGCCGCTGGGAAATTCAAGGCCTACCCCACATGGATTTTGACTGGGAGGCGCTGAGGCGGCAAAGCGGGGCGGCATAGGGGTCTAAAAGGCGAAGTTTTGGAGGAGCGGACCCTAAAACGGCCGTTTCGGGTTTTGGAGGGTTTTATGGGTAAAGCTTGGGCGGTGGCGGTGGCCTGGTGGGCCGGCAAGAAAATGATCGTCGGCGGGGGGCTGGTGATGGCGGCCGGGGTGGCCGGGGTCTGGTACGGCAAGGTGGACCCGGTGAGCGGGCTGGCGGTGGTCGGATTCGGGCTGTCGATCGCCGGCTGGAGCGCGAAGGCAAATCGGCATCAGGCGGAGTTACTCTCAGCCCTCCAGGATGTTAGTCGGGCGGCAATCGATTCTAAGTTGGGCAAAGCGGCAGTTCTCAGCGACTTAGAACCAGGGCTAGCCTCGTTAGCCTCGGTCGCCGCGCCGGCGCTCCTGGCCCAGGCCGGAGCGACGCTGCACATATCCACCGGGACGGCCGCGGAGCTGGCGCTGGCGATTCAGCACCTGGCCGGGAATGTGGATCCGGTTCCGGCGCCGCCCTCGAATGTGACTTCCATCGGAGGCGCGGCCAAGTGACGGGTCTCGGATTGAATGAGGCAGCGGGTCAGGGCGTGGATGCGAAGGCGGAGTTTCGCAGCGGCTGGCTGAAGCATTTGAGGATCGTGCTCGGCGGCGCAGGCGGCGCGGCCATCGTGCTTGGCTGCTTCGAAGTGTTGAAGAGCGAGCCGGCGCAGGCCTTCTCGCTGCTTCAATCCTACGGACCGGCTTCGCTGATCGCCGTGGTGGCGATCTTCGTAACCGGGAGATTTCTGGAGGGGCTGAACGCCACCGTGCGCGAGAGTTTCAACATGGTGGCCAGCGGCGTGCAGACATCGGCCGAGGCATCGAGCCGCACCGCGGACGCGTTGACCAGGCTGGCCGATCAGGGCACGCGCCAGGCCGAGCAGGTGGAGCGGCTGGCGATCTATGCGGCCAGCGAGTTTCCCGGCCTGTACGAACGGCTGGACCGGCAGGACGAAGTGTTGCGCGACCTGGCCGCGGGCGTGAAGGGGCTGCACACGAAGCTGACCAACGAGAAGACCGCGCTGGATAAAAAGGAAGAGGGGGAGCACCATGGAAGCGGCTGAACGCAGGGCGATCTTGGCACAGCGGCGCAGGGGCATCATCCTCAAGCTGGTGCGCGAGGGGCATGAAAACCAGCTCTCGCGCATGGACGACTTTGAAGTGTGGGCCGTGCTGCAGAAGATGGGGCAGACGCTGGGGCGCGACCAGGTGACCACGCTGCTGCAGGATCTGCGCGTGCTCGAATACATCGATTACAAATCGAAGGTCAACGAATTCAGCGGCCGCAACGAAATGAGCCAGATTGAACTGACTGCCGCGGGCTTGCGCTTTATGACCGCCGGCAAGAGCAACGACGACGTGCTCTTTAACTGACCCAGTGAAGGAGCGCCATGACCACCAGGCCGAAGACCGGAGAAAAGCGGAAGACGCGGCTGCCGCTGAAAATCGACAGGCTGCCGCAAGGCGCGAAGGACGCGATCGAGACGCTCTACAATCGCGGCCGCACATGGGTTGAGATCGCCGAGCAGTCGGCAAAGCCCTACAGCAAGGAATGGGAAAAGGATGGCGGCGGCTTCATCGACTGGGTTGAAGTCGATACCGACGCGCTTGAGTTGTTTCCAGGGCTGCGGCTGGCGAAGAGCAGCCTGCAGCGCTGGTTCGATCTGCGCATCGCGCAGGTGCGCAGCCAGGTGATGGCGGAGAGCGCGAAGACGCGGGTGTGGGTCGAAGCGCTGGCCAGCAAGGATGTGGCGGGCACCAATGCCGCGGTGATGAACGCCGCGCGCGATCAGGCCTTCGCGCTGATGCAGCAGGTGGGGCCGGGCGACCAGGCGAAGTTCCTTGAGGGGATGAGCCAGCTTTCACTGACGCTCGCCCGGCTGCAGCGCGTGGAGCTGCAGGCCAAGCGTGTGGACGCGGACCTGGCCAGGATGGGAGCCGAGCGGGCCAAGATGGCGGCCGAGGCCGGCGATCCGCGCGAGATATACCTGCTGGCCTCGCAGGATCTGCTGAAGAAGCTGCGCAGCCGCGAGCCGGTGCGCGCGGTCATCGACCCAATCAAGGAAGAACTGATTCAGGAGTTCACGCATGGCGCTGAGGCCTTCAGCAAACAAATCGAAGCGACAGCAGCGTGATGAGGCGAGCGCCAGGCTCCGCGCCGTCTTCGGCGTGGTGCCTGAGCAGCTCAAGCCGAAACGCGACGATGCAGCCAAGGTTTTAGACCAGGCCTGGCAGCTCGCGACGGACATTACCGGCTTCGCGATGAAGTACATGCGCCACTTCATGGTGGATCAGCAGACGGGCGCGGTGATCGAGCCGGCGGAGTTTCACAAGGACCTTTACCAGATCCTGCTCACGGAACAGCGCGCCGCTATCGCCGCCCCCCGCGAGCACGCCAAGTCCACATGCGTGTCGGTGATTTTCGTTCTCTATTGCGTTTGCTACAAGCTGCGCCGGTTCATCGTGCTCATCAGCGATACGCAGCCGCAAGCCGCGCTGCAACTGGCCGCGGTGAAAGAGGAACTCGAAAACAACGTCGAACTGCGAGCCGACTTCGGCAACCTGGTGGGCGACAAGAAATGGGATATCAACGATTGCCGCACGACGACCGGCATCACTCTGGCTTCGCGCGGCGCCGGGCAAAGCCTGCGCGGGTTGCGCTTCCGCCTCTACCGCCCCGACCTGGTCATCTGCGACGACATGGAAAACGAAGAGGACGTGGATAACCCGGATACGCGCGACAAGCTGGAGCGCTGGTTTACGGGCACCGTTCTCAACCTGGGCAAGAAATGCCAGGTGTTTGTGATCGGCACCATCCTGCACTACGACGGCCTCTTGGCCAAGCTGCTGGATGCGGAGAAATTCAAGCGGTTCGCGAAGCGCCGCTATGAGGCGGTCGATCAGGAGTGGCGGCCGGAGTCTGTGTTGTGGCCGGCGAAGTGGGATATCGAGAGCCTGCGCGAGAAGGAAGAAGACATCGGCTCGGTGATGTTCAATCAGGAATTCCGCAACCTGCCCATCAGCGCGGACAGCCAGGTGTTTCAGGAAGAGTGGATGATCCGCCATGCTTACACGCGCGCGGAGCTGCGGCTGAAACCGACGTTCAGGGTCACCTACTACGATCCGGCCATCAGCCAGCGGAAGCGCGCCGACTTCTTTGCCGGGGTCACGCTCGCTGTGGACGACAAGGGCTTTCTCTATGTCGAGCGCGCCGAGCAGATCAAGGTGCCCTACATCCTGCAAAAGAAGTTCATCCTCGATCGCTACGACGAGGAACATCCGGTGGTTGTGGGCATCGAGAATCAGGCGTACCAGGACGCGCTCCGTCAGGAGATGGAAGAGCAGAGCCGCCTGACTGGACGCTACATCAACATTGTCGGCGTGCCCAACCTGACGGATAAATTCCTGCGCATCTCAAGCATCTCCTCGCTGGTTGAAAACGGGACGATCCGCTTTTGCCTGGACGGAACGCAGAAGACGCTGATCTCGCAGCTCCTGTTTTTGGGCAAGATCAAGGACGATTTGGCGGACGCGCTGCAGGGCGCGGTGCAGCTCGCCCGGCAGATGAGCTTTCAGGGCGCGATCGCAACCTCGTCGGCACAGATCGGCGGACGCGAGCAGAGCTTTGGGCGCGGCGAAGTACTCAACGTAGGCGCGCGCGGCGGCAGTGACTTTATCGGCCGCGATCGGAGATCGAGATGGGCCTGATACCGGGACGGATCAAATCACTGTTTTCAAGGCGCGGCATCGCGGAACGCAACAGCTTGACCATGCTGAACCTGGGCGAGGCCAAGCGCTGGGAGGCCGCGCGCACCGACGCGGACGAAGCGGCGGTACGCACTGCGCTGATGAAAGCCGGCATGACGGACGTGGCGGAAAGCGACATGCCGATGCTCACGGCCGCCTACAAGATGCTGAGCGACGGCAAGCTGACTCCGGAGGTGAAGCTGGCGGCCGAGGCTGTGGCGCCGCAGCTCTTCACGCTGACCACCGGCGACGGCGAGGATCCCGGATTCAGGCGCATCACCAGCCTGGCCACGCTCCGCGACCTGAACCCGCTGATGCACGATCGCATGCTGCAAGTCTGCTACTTCCTCGCGGTCACCACGCCGTTTGGAAAGCGCATCGTCGAGATCCTGACCGATTACACGCTGGGCAAGGGCGTGAGGGTCACGGCGAAGGATCCGCGCGTGCAGCAGGTGATCGACGACTTCTGGAACGACGAAGTGAACGACATGGACGCCAACATCGAGAGCTGGTCTGACGAGAAGACCATCTTCGGCGAGCTGTGCATCCCGGTCGCGGTGAACCCGGTGAGCGGGCGCGTGCGCCTGGGCTACATCGATCCCATGAACATCGACACCATCCAGTTCGCGGAGATGGCCACGGCGGACGGCACTGCCAGCATCAACCTGCCTTACGCCGTGCGGCTTCGGCGCGAGGTGGGCGAGGTGCTGCAAAAACCCATGTTGCTTGTGCGGCGCATCGACGATCCGAACGACGAGAACTATGGGCGGCTCAATGGCGAGTGCTTTTATTTCACGCTGAACAAGGTCAAGAGCGCCAGCCGCGGCTTCAGCGAACTGTTTGCCCTGGCTGACTGGGTGGATCTGTTTGACCAGATGATCTTCGACTTCGGCGACAAGGTGCGCTTCCTGAATTCGTTTGTGTGGCATTACGTGATGACGGGCGCGGGGCCGAAGGAAGTGCAGGAGTACAAAGACAAGCTGACCAAGGATCCGCCGCGCCAGGGCGGCGTGGTGGTGACCAACGAGCGCGTGGCGATTACGGCGCAGACTCCGGACTTCAAGGGCGCTGACATGGCGCAGGGCGCGGCCATGGTGAAGAAGTACGGCCTGGGCGGAGCGGGTATTCCCCCGGTGCTGATGGGCGATGGCGACGATGCCAACCGCGCATCGGCGCTGGAGATGAACGCGCCCTTCACGAAGAAGATTCAGAAGCGGCAGAACCTGCTCTCGCGCTGCATCAAGGCAGTGTTGAACTTTGTGCTCGATTGCGCGCAGCGCGCCGGCGTGCTCCCGGCCGGCGTGGATCTGACCTACACCATCGAGTTCCCCGAGATTGCGGTGAAGGACCTGGAGAAGGGCGCGCAGACGCTGAGCGGCGGCGCGACGGCGCTGCAGGTGGGCCAGCAGGAAGGCTGGGTCACGGGACAGACGGCGGCGCGCGCATTCCATACGCTGCTGTCGGAGATCGGCGTGGACATCGACGACAGCCAGGAAGAGTACGAGGCCGCGCAGGAAGAGAAGGCGGATCGAGCGGCGAAGCAGCAGGATCAATTCTTCCCGCAATCGCAACTTGCGCTGGCTCTGGGCAAGATCGGCAAACAGGCCGTGCCTGAGCCGAACGCCGAAGAGGAAGCCGGCAAAGGACCGGATAACGATCTGCTCGATGAAGCGGAAGCGAGGAGCCTGGTCCAGTAATGGCCGACAGCCGCGCGCAGGCATACGCACAGCAGCTCGACCTGCTCACGAAGCAGGCGGAATCTCTTGCGCCTGAAGCGCGGCTGCGCATCGTCAAGCTGCTGGACGAAGCCAACAAAGAGATCCTCGCGGACTTGGCCAGCAAGAATGTCTCGGCGTATAACTCGGCGCGGCTGCAGGCGTTGAAGGCGCAGATCGAGCGCGTGATGCAGCAGTTCGCCGACCAGGCCGGCGCGCAGGTCAACGAGATGGAGCGCAAGGCATTTGCGGAGACGGCGCGGCAGATCGATGTGACGGTGGCGGCCGGCGTGGGCGAGCTGGCGGTGCATCCGGTTGTCGATCGCGCGCTGCTGCAGGTTGTGCAGGGCTACACGGCGGATCTCATCACCGGGCTTACCCGCGACGCCAGCGCCAGGATCAACGCGGCCATCCAGAGAGGCGCCATGGGCGGCCTGAATCTGCAGCAGCTCGTGGGGCAGATCGGCAACGTGCTCGAAGACGGAAAGTTCTCGGGGCTGTTCAGCCAGGTGGGCGAGCGGGCCATGAGCATCGCGGTGAATGAAATCGGGCGCGTGCAATCGCTGGCTTCCATGTCGCGCATCAATGCGCTGGCTCCGCGGCATCCGGGGCTGGGCAAAGGCTGGCGTCACATTCCGGTTGCGCGCGTACCGCGCATCTCCCACATTCTGGCCAACGGCCAGATCCGCAAACCCGACGAGCCTTTCCTGGTTGGCGGGGAAGAGCTGATGTATCCGCGCGATCCCAGCGGATCCGCAGAGAACACGATCAACTGCTCGTGTCTCGTCTACCCGGCACTCGATGCCGATCAACTCAAACCAACCGACCAGGAGCGGGACTTGCTGAAGAGTCTCGGTCTCTCGGTCGCAGCGTAGGACCCGAGTCCCGCAATTTCACAGAGGAGAAACAACATGACTCCATCAGCCACAGCAACCGCGAGCACGGCCACGGCCGTCGTCACGCCCAATCCGCCGGCGCACCTGTCGGATACGGCCAAACAGCAGTGGACTCAGCTCTACGTCAAGGCCCTGGCCCAGGCGCAGCGCGACAGTCCCGACAACGAACGCGCGCAGCGCACCTTCGCGCTGAAGGCCGCCAACCAGATGCTCGCTGTGACGCCGCCCACCGACGCGGCCGGCATTGCGGCGCTGGAGCCGTGGCAGGTGCTGATGCGCGGGGACCGCGTGGTCAACAGCGTGCCGACGCGGGTCTGCGTCACGACGGACGGGCGGAAATACTCCTTCCCGATCGTCGCGCCCAAATCCATCACGTTGACCACGGATCTGCAGTCGATGACCAAGGCGGATATCGTGGCTCACGCGGCAGAGGTCCACGGCCTGACACTCGATCCGACGCTGACCAAACCGGAGCTGATCGCCGCAGTCGTCGCGAAACAGTAGACGGCCGCGGCCCGGCACTTCCGCAACAAGCTGAACATGCGCATCGGCCTCCTCCAAAAGGGGAGGCCGAGGCGAGCACAATGAGGGCTGATCATGCGAACACTGCACTTTCTACTTGCCGCCGAAGCCGATGCCGCCGAGCTTTCGCTCGATGAACAGCAGGCGCTGCTGAGCGGCGCGCTGCGCGAACAGTTCGGCATGGACACCGATGGGTGCTCGCGCTTCTATCTCTTCGAAACGTTCAACGATTACCTGGTGGCGCGAGGGCCTGACGCGAAGCTCTTCCGCATTCCCTACACCATCGATGGCGACGGAGTGACCTTCGGCGATGCGCAGGAAGTGACCACGGCATATGTGCCCGTGGCCGAGAGCTGCGAGTTCATGGCTGTCGAAGCGGACGCGGCGCCGCAGAGCGGGAAGTACAAGATCCGCGTGCTGAAGCCGGGATGGGGCACGGGCGCTCTCAATGGCCAGTCGGTTCCGCACTACTATCCGCCGACGTTTGTGGCGCGCGTGGCCGAGGCCGTAGCCGGCAAGCCGTTCGGTCGCAGGCATCCCGACCAGAAGGGCGGCGATCCCACGGGCGCAACCGATCCCGATCGCATCGCCGGCTGGCTTGAGGGCAGCTCGCACGACGCCCAGGGCGCATACACCACGGTCACTCTTTTCTCCGCCGAGTCCGCATTGCGATCCAAGCTCGACGAGGCGCGCGATAGCAAAACGCTTGGCCTCTTCGCGGTGTCGATGCTGGCTAGCGTCGGTTACAAGCCCGGCATGATGGAAGGCAAGCAATGCCTGGTCGCCGAAGATCTGGGCCAGCTCTATTCCGTCGATCTTTGCGCACGGGCCGGGGCAGGCGGCGAGTTTCTCACCGCGGCCAGCTCCGTCGCCAACGATGTTTCAGCGGCGCAACTACGCGCCGTCAACGCAACAGCCACTGCGATTCAACCGAACCGCCCCAACCGCGGCGGCGCTGCCAGCGCTACCGAAGGAGCATCCATGAAGAAATCAATCCTTCAACTGCTCGAAGCGCTTCGGCAGAAGAATGCGTCGCGCTGCGCCGAGCTGAGCCTGAAGTTCGCCAACATTGCTGAAGCCGATTATTCGATCTTCCTTGAAACCGTCACCACCGCCCTGGCCGAGCCTGCTCCCGCCGATCCCGCGGTCGCAATCGCCGCCGAGGCCGCAACCGCGACGCTGGCCGAGGCTCACCGCATCCAGAGCCGCAACCGCATCGAGTCCTCGCTGATCGCGAGCAAGCTGCCGAAGCCCGCGCAGGATCTGGCGCGCACGCATCTTGAGACGGCGCTGACTTCCGAAGCCGATCTGCCGCAAGCAAAGATCGACGCGGAGCTTGCGTCTGTGCGCACGGCGTTCGCCGCGTTCAACAGCGTCGGCCGCATCCACGCGGTGTCTGGCGTAACGCTCGACTCCGCCGACAAGCTCACGCTTGCCTGCGAGGCCGCCCTGGGCGTCAAGGAATCGATGAACAAGGGTGTTCCCGCATTCCGCGGGCTGCGCGAGATGTATGTCGCCATCACCGGCGACCACGATCTGGCGAAGCTCACGGGCGGGGGCGGTTTCAGCGGGACGCGCATGCTGGCGTCGGAAGCCGTGATCACCGGCGACTTCCCGAACATCCTGCTGAACTCGATGACCAAGCGGCTCTTGCAGGACTGGGCGGAGCTGGCGCTCGATGGCCTCGGCAATCTCTACACCAAACAGTCCATCAGCGATTACAAGCTGCAGGACCGGGTTCGCGAGGGGTATTTCGGCGAGCTGTCGTCGGTCACTGAAGGCGATGCCTACACTGAGATCAGCTATCCGACGGATGAGCTGGTGACCTACCAGGTGTCGAAGTACGGCAACCTGCTCTCGATCTCGGAAGAGACGATCCGCAACGACGATCTCGGCGCGATCGCCCGCTTCCCCGGCCGCCTGGCGCGCGCCGGCCGCTGGACGCTGAAGAATTACATCACCAACTTCTTCAAGAACAACCCGAACTATACCGCGGACTCCGTGGCGTGGTTCAACGCGGGCCACTACAACCTGAGCACCGTGGCCCTCTCGCAGGACTCGCTGATCGCCGACGAAGTGGCGCTGCTCACCCAGACGGAAAAGGATTCCGGCGAGCCGCTCGGGTTGCCTCTCGACTGGCTGATGGTGCCACCGGCTCTCGCCGCCACCGCGCGCCAGATCAACCAGACCAACACGGCCGGCTCGAACGCCTTCTTCCAGCGGTTCGGCGCGAACAACGAGCGCATCTACGTCAACGAAAAGCTGACGGATGTGACCGATTACTACTACGGCACGAACCAGAACAACGCGCCGTTTCTGGAGATGGGCTTCCTCGATGGCATCGAGAACCCGCAAATCTTTCTCGCCAACCAGCCCACCATCGGCACCCAGTTCACGATGGATGAGCTGCAGTACAAGGTGAAGATGGTCTTCGCCGGCGCGATCATCGACTTCCGCGGCGTGGGCAAGCACGTCGTGGCTGGATAACTTCTCAGGCAGCAAAGCAGTAGACGCATTGCTGGCGCGGCCCTGGACGATCTCCGGGGCCGCAGATAGAAAAGCGAGGACCTCATGCAGGACAGTTTCCGCAAAAGCACTCTCACCCTTCCGCTGCTGCCTACGCTTGTGGCGCAGGCGGCGGCTGCAACCTATATCGCGCAGCGGCCGTCGCGCATCGTCGGCGCGCAGCTCTGCCTCAGCGGGCTCGGCACCGGCGCCGGCGCGACAACGGTCAACGTCAACGTGAACGGCACGCCCATCAATCCTGGCGGCAGCCTGTCGATCGCCGTGGGCGCGGCGGCGAATGCCGTCAACACGCCGATCAGCCTGGACTCGCAGTATCCGGGCGGCTTCCGCGTCAACAAGGGCGACGTCATCACCGTCGACATCGCCGCCGTGCCGGGGACCACTGTGCCGAAGCTGGCCTTTGTGGTGCTCGACCTGGTGGAGATCGACGTTTAAGAAACAGTGGTCAGGGGTCAGAGATCAGGGGTCAGTCCCGGTCTCTGACCGCTGAAACCTGAGACCTGAGACCTGAAATGCCTTTCCCTTACTCCATCACGGACTTTGTCAACGAGATTCCCAACGTGCTGCTCGGCGACACGAACAAGATTCCGTCGCTGCCGGCGTTGGTGGCGCGCGCCATCATCCAGCGCTACTCGGCGGACTCCCCCAAGTGGAACACCTCCGACATCGAGGGCAACGGCACCAACTACATTCCGCTGCCGGTGAGCGCCGAAGAGGGCGAGGACGTGCCGGTGTGGGAATCGAACTTCAGCGTGATCGCGCAGCTTGAGTTCCCGATCGGCCAGCAGCCGCCGCAACTCATTGACGATTCCGACTTCCGCGTTTACCACGCGCCAGGCGTGGCCGACAAGATCCTGCTCAACTTCGATACGCCCGCGTCCGGCGACTTTATCCGCTGCTCCTGGTCTTCGCGCCATCTGCCTGACGGTTCCACGGTGCCCGATCGCGATTTCTACGCGGTGGTGGATTACGCGGCGAGCCTGGGCGCGGATGTGCTGGCGAGCTGGTACGTCTCGAACGGCGATCCCACCATCGGCGCGGACGTGGTGAATTACCGGACGAAGAGTCAGGAGATGCAGTCGGTCTCAAAGCTGCTGCGCAAGCGCTACTACAACCATATGGGCATCGAGGAAGGCGAGAAGGGCGAGGCGGAGATCGGGCCGGCCTTCGCGCTGGGCAATCAATACCTCGAACAGAACTCCGGTGTGGACCGGCTTGTCCACGGGAAGTACACACGATGAGCTGGAGCGCAAAAGTCCAGGGCACCGAAGGGCTTGAGGGTGAGCTGCTCGCCGCTGTCGGCGAAGGCACGCAAGCGGGCCTGGAGGCTTTGGGCGTGAAAGGCGCGGAGATGGTGCAGGAAAACATCACGACGCCTTACAACGGCAAGCCCGCGGCTGTTTGCTTCGGCATCCTCGCTGGATCCGTCGTCTCGACCTTCGTGCGCGAAGTGGGCATGTTCAAGGAGATTGTCGGCGTGAGCCCCACACTGGGCGCGGATAAATACGCCGCGCCGGTGGAGACGGGCGCGACGTGGCCGAATGCCATGCCACCGGCGTCGGCGCTGCTGCCCTGGGTACAGAAGAAGTTCGGAATTGAGGATGAGAAGCAGGCGCTGAGTATGGCGTTCGCGATCGCGAAGTCGATCAAGAAGAAGGGCACGCAAGGGCATGAGATGTTTTCGCGGGCGCTGACAGAGATTGAGCCGCTGTGCGCGCCGGCGCTTGAAGCAGGCATTGCGCGGGCCTGCGCGGCGCACGGGTTTACCGCCGTGGGGGTTATCTGATGAGCGCCGAGACGGCCGTTGCGGCAGTCACCACGCGCCTGGCCGGCGTGGAAGGCGTCGGCCCGCATGTTTACAACATGGTCCGTGCGGCCATCACCAGCGATCAGTTCACGGCCATCTTCGTGGACGCGGTCACGAACCCCGCGCAGCCGCTGGTGCGCGCATGGCAGGTAACGCGCGAAGCCACCCAGGCGAAGGACGAAGACACGAACGCCATGAGCCGGACGCACACCGTGGTGATG